CATCGTCGGCACCGGCAACAACGTCCAGGCGTCCGGAGAGATCGCTAAGCGGATCGTGCCCATCATGATCGAGCCGGCCTCGGCCAACCCCGAGGCCCGCACCGACTTCCAGCATCCGGACATCCGCGGCTACGTCCGCCGGCAGCGCCGGACGGTCCTGGAGTGCCTGCTGGGAATGGTGGAGAACTGGCTCGCCGCCGGCCGGCCGAAACACGCCGACCGGCTCGGCGGCTTCGAGCGATGGTCCGAAACGGTCGGGGGCATTCTCCAGGTCAACGGCCTGAAAGCCTGGCGGACGAACGAGGGCGAGTGGCGGAGAGTAGCGAACCCGCAAGGAGCAGAGCTGGAGTCGCTTGTCCAAGCATGGCATGAAGCCTTCGGCTACGCCGAGGTGACACCGAAAGAGCTTCGCGAGTTGGCCGAGCGAGAGGAGTTGTTCGGCTACCTGTTCGCAAAGCAGAACACCGCGGCCACGAGCGTCGCCTTCGGGCGAATGCTCAGCAGGAACGTGGATAAGCCGGTGGGCTCCTGGTTCATCCGGCGAATCGGTGCATCAAACCACGTCAAGTATCACCTGGAGGGCGTCTCATGAGTTTGCGGACCGTGCGTGACAAGCTCGCCCGACGAGCGGAGGGAGAATCGGGGAGATTCGGGGAGAATCAAACCGCGATTCTCCCTGCTGTAACTTCCCATATAGGAATAGGGTTACGGCCACAGAGGGAGAATAGGGAGAATAACTCACTGTCTTCGCACGCACGCGGGCGCGCACGCGCGCACACGCGCGCCCGTAGGGGAAACCGTGGTGCAGCAACCTCCCTTTTCTCCCCGATTCTCCCTCCGCCCGGCCCGGTGACGCTGCTGAAGCATTGCCGGTGCATGGACTGCCGGCGATTCCACCAGGACGCGCGCGGGGAGTTCTTCTGCGAGTCCTACATCGGCGGCACGCGCGTCGAGTGGGCCACGGGCAAGCGATACTGCGACCCGCCGCCTGACGCATGGCACTACTGCGCGGACTACCACGGCCCACAGATCAGCAAGGACGTGTGGGCTTGGCCTCGACGCAGCCACGCAGAGGTTGCAGGGGTCGCGGGTCCTTCCGGCGGTCCGCGCGAAGACAACCATGGCGGGAACGGTTCCGAAGCAGGTTTCTTTCGTTCGACGGCGCGCACAGAAGGGAAGAAGACGTAAGACATGAAGATCGGGAGAAAAGACAACTCAATGCTGTGTAGTGGTTCTGACCGGAGACGGACTGAGCGTGATAGGGTCAACGACAATGACTTCGTCCGCATAGACCATCTTTGGAGTTCCATTTGGCGACTCAGGAATTGCGGATGGCGGTTCCAATCCCAACCACGGGCCGTACTGCATGGTGTCGCTTGCCAAATAGCCATCAGCCTTGACCTGCAAGGAGAAGGCGGACACTGGGTCCATGGGCATGGGAAGCCACACGAAAACGTCGGTCTTTCCCCTGAAAAGGTAGTGTCCGCTGGAATCAGTCTGAGTCACCCGCTCAGAGCGGGGATTCAGCCAGCCGCTGGTGTTGTATACAACCGTCACCGTGGCCGATTCGATGGGAGCCCCCGTGACCGCATCGACAACGCTCCCCTCTATCGGCGGGCATACGCGCAAGACCGTGCATCCCACCAAGAAGTACACGCCACACGTCAGGAAGGTGACTGTTTTGACCATCTTCTCACCGTCCTTCATGTATACCCAGCAGTAGCCATCTTGCGCAGCCTAAACACACCCCTGCAAGACTATTTATGAGATTGAAGGGAGTCAACGTGAAGATCGAGCAATGGGATATCGACAAGGTCAAGCCATACGAGAAGAACCCACGCCGCAACGATAAGGCCGTCGAGGCCGTGGCGAACTCCATTCGAGAGTTCGGCTTCCGCCAGCCCATCGTGGTCGATGAGCACGGCGTCATTGTCGTCGGGCACACGCGGCACAAGGCGGCTCTGAAGCTGGGCCTCAAGACCGTACCCGTCCACGTCGCCGCGGACCTCACGCCCCAGCAGGCGCGGGCGTACCGCCTGGCCGACAACCGCTCGGCTGCTGATTCCGAGTGGGACGTTGATCTTCTGCCCATCGAACTGGGCGAGCTTCGCGACGATGGCTTCGACCTGAAGCTGGTGGGCTTTTCCGACAAGGAGCTTGCCGAGTACCTCCGCGAGTTCGACACCGACCTCGACGGCGGTGCCGAAGCCGACGAAGCCGTCGAAACCGTCCGCTGCCCCAAGTGCGGCCACGAGTTTCCCCTGGAGTGAATGCCATGAGCGTACAAGTTGCCGTCTACGTTCAAAGCAAGTACGCCAAGCCCGCCTACACGGTGGAGAGCTACAACGTCCGCGCCTGGCCGGGGTTAGAACTGGTCTGTCACGCCTTGCGGCAAGCAGGGATCGAGGTGGACTACTGCTCGTCCGCCACGGCCGGCCGGTACAAGATCGTGCTGGTGTCGATCACGTCGGGTTGCGACTGGTATCCGTTCGTCGCCGAGCGGTTACGCTGGCCGAAGTCGGCCCGGCCGACCGTCATTGCCGGCGGCGCGGGCCTGCTGAACGTCCGGCCGCTGCTGCGATGGTGCGATGTCTTCTGCCTGGGCCGGGCGGAAAGCCACGTCGTGCCGCTGGTCCGCGCAGCGCTGGCCGGCGAGAAGTACGAGCACCCGTCGGTGATCTACGGGGCCGATTTCGACATGAACCGGACATACTGCATCGACGCCGGCGAGAAGCTCTACCCGCATCCGGTGCCCCTGGCCAACGGCAAGATCTGGCGGGAAACCGCCTACGGCTGCCAGCGCAAGTGCCTGTTCTGCGCCTACACCTGGCACCGCCGGCACGTCGGCGGGATGCAGAACGAGGCCGGCGCGGGCGACGTACTTTGGGGCGGCTCGGCCGAGAAGACCATCTTCGAGCTTGACCTTGCCCGGCCGGAGACGTGGGGCCTGCCGAAGCTGCGGATCGTCGGGCTGGACGGCTTCTCCGAGCGGCTTCGGCGAATGGTCAACAAGCCCATCACGCGCGACATGCTCCGCGGCTTTTTCCGCGGCATGGCGGCGGCGAAGGTCAAGCCGAACCACATGAAGGTCTACAACATCGTCGGCTATCCGACGGAGACCGAGGCCGACTGGTTCGAGTTCCTCGAAGACCTTGCCGCGGCGGACGAAGGCTGGACCAAGATCGATCCGCAATGGGGTATTGAGGTCCATTCGACGCCGTTTCGCCCCATGCCAGCCACGCCCGCCGCCTGCTGGCCGATGAGCCCGGTCAATTACCGCGGCCGAATCGCCAAGATGCTCGCCCAGGGCAAGCATCGGGAATACAAGAGCATCTTCTACCGCGGCAACCGCTTCTGGGCGGCCGAGTCGCGCGGGACCGAGAGTCTGCCGACGGTCATTCTCGACGCGCTGGTCCTTCGCGGCGTCGAGGACGACTCCGAGACAATCGCCCGGCTGGCCAGCTCAAAGAAGTTCCGCAACGCGAGCATGGCCCACAAGACCGCCATTCTGGAGCGGTACGTCGATATCGCCCGGCTCTTTGGCGGCTACACGTGGGAGACGCTCCCGACGCGGTACCTGGCCTCGTATACACCGAACCAGAAGCTCCAGAACATCGACGCCGTGGCACGCAAGCGAGCCGGCGCGCCCTGGCCAGAGGAACAAGGCGCCACCGTAACCGCACTTGACCGTACTTGAGCGAGCTTTGAACGCGATTTGAACGCATGACTGAAGAACTGGACATCCGCTCCCTGTCGGTGACGGCCGCGGCGAAGCTGCTGAAGGTCTCGCCCAAGACCGTCCGCGCGCACATCCGCCGCGGCCTGCCGCTGGTGGGCAAGCGGATCGACCTGATCGTCTACGGGGCATGGCTGAACCAGCAGGAACAGAACCGGCGGACCGATGGCGCTTGACCCGAAAAAGCTGAGCCGCAACGAACTCGTCCAGCTTCTCAACTCGACGCCGCTGGGCGAGTGCCTTACGCGCTCGCGGCTGGATCGGCAGATGAATCGTGCCGGCCGGCGCTGGCACGACGGGCGGCGCATCCGCCTGCTGGATTACCTGCGCTGGCTGATCCGCGAGGTGGACCGGCCGGCCAAGCCGAAGATCGACGGCCGCGCCGCGGACCTCGCCCGCAAGAACACCGAGACCTGGCGAAGCCAGAACATCGCGCCGCTGCCGGAGATCGCCGACATGGCGAGGCGGCAGCGTGCCCGGGCCGACTTCCGCTTCTTCTGCGAGACCTACTTTGCCAGTGCGCTCTATCGCGGCTGGTCGGAAGACCACCTCCGCGTCATCGAGAAGATCGAGCGGGCCGTCAAGGAAGGCGGCCTGTTCGCATTCGCCATGCCGCGCGGTTCCGGCAAGACCACGCTAGCGCGCCTGTCGGCGTTGTGGGCGGTCCTGTCCGGCCACCGGCCGTTCGTGTGCCTCATCGGCGGCTCGCAGGAACGCGCGATCGAACTGCTCGCACCGATCCGCAAAGCCATCCTGGAAAACGCGCTGCTGCTGGCCGACTTCCCCAAGGCCATCTACCCGCTGAGCCGGCTCCAGAACAACGCCCGCCGGCAGATCGGCCAGCACATCGACGGCAAGCCCACCTACTGCACGTGGGCGGCGGACAAGCTCGTGTTCCCAACGGTCGAAGGCCCGCACAACGAGGCGTCCGGGGCGATCATCACCGTGACCAGCCTCGACGCCAACATGCGCGGCCAGCAACACACGACCATGGACGGCCGGACGCTTCGGCCGTCGCTGGTGTTGCTGGACGATCCGCAAACGCGCCAGTCCGCCCGGTCCCCGACGCAGACGCGATACCGGCTCCAACTTCTCACCGGCGACGTACTCTGCATGGCGGGGCCGGGCGAATCCATCGCCGCGGTGCTGACCTGCACGAAGATTTACGCCGGCGACCTGGCCGACCAGGTGCTCGACTGCCAGAAGAATCCCGAGTGGCAAGGCGAGTGCACGAAGATGGTCTACGCCTTCCCCTCGAACGAGAAGCTCTGGGACGAGTACGCCCGCATCCGCGCCGAAGGCCTGCGGGCCGGCAAGGGCCTCAAGCCGGCGACGGAGTTCTACCAGAAGCACCGCCAGGCGATGGACGCCGGCGCGGTCGTTGCCTGGCCCGAGCGTTACGACACCAGGACGGAGGTCTCGGCGGTCCAGCACGCCATGAACCTCAAGCTCCGCGACGAAGAGGCGTTCGCCGCGGAGTATCAGAACGAACCGGTGACCGAGCAGTCGCAGGAAGGGCGCCTCACCGCTGAGCAGGTGGCCGAGAAAACCACTGGCCGGCCGCGGGGCCAGGTGCCCCTGGCGGCAACGCGGATCACGGCTTTCATCGACGTGCACGACAAGCTGCTGTTCTGGTGCGTCTGCGCGTGGGAAGAGGACTTCACCGGCTACGTCATCGACTACGGCACGTTCCCGGACCAGAAGCGGCTGTACTTCACGCTTCGCGACGCGACGCACACGCTGGGCCGGACGTTCCGGGGCGCGGGCAAGGAAGGCGCGGTCCAAGCCGGCCTGGAGAAGCTCGCCTCGGACCTGCTCGCCCGACAGTGGCAGCGAACCGACGGCACGGCGCTTCAGATCGAACGGCTGCTGATCGACTCGGGTTATCTACCGGCGGTGTGCAACGCCGTAGCCGTCAAGCTGGCCCCGGCCGTGCTGCTGTCGAAGGGCATGGGCTTGCGGGCGGGCAACAAGCCGATGGCAACGTACACCCGTCGGCCGGGCGAGCGCCACGGGCACAACTGGTACATCCCGAACGTGTCGCGCTCCAGCGAGTTCCGACACGTCGCCTTCGACGCCAACTTCTGGAAGACCTTCGTCCACGCGCGGCTGGCGACCGCCGCCGGCGACCGCGGGGCCATGACGCTGTTCGGCAAGAAGCCCGAACACCACCGGCTCTTTGCCGAGCACGTCGCCGACGCCGAGAGCTACGTCGTCACCGAAGGCCGCGGGCGGACCGTCCATGAGTGGCGGGCCAAGCCGTCCCGGCCCGACAATCACTGGTTCGACTGCCTTGTGGGCTGCGCCGTCGCCGCCTCGATGGTCGGCGTGAAAGTTCCCGGCGAAGGCGCGACCACCCGGCGACGGAAGCGGTATACACAGGAAGACCTGAGAAGGCGCGTGCCATGACGGACGAAGGCTCACGGAAACGATGGCCAACGGCGGAGAACCCGCAAGGCGTGGTGTGCCCGAAGTGTGGTTGCGCCCACCTGCCCGTGCTCAACACGCGGCGCTCGATGGACCGGATCGTCCGTTACCGTCGCTGCCGGAACTGCGGCAGGCGGGTCACGACCTACGAGGTCACGCCGTCGAAACTGGCGGACGTGCCTTCGTGAAGCCCCGAAAAGCGGGGCCGAATGACAGATATGGCACAATCTGGCACAGGCGGCGGGATGGCCCTTGGAGGGCCGTTGATTCAGTAGTAATGTGAGAGCAGACAACCAGGACGCGCGGCGCGGCGGCTGATCACCGGCGCGACGCCACGGAACACAAGGCCATGCGGGGCCGCATACCCGCACGGCCTTTTTCTTTGGCCCGCGCGACTGGTTGCCCGTTCTGGCGTGACGGACCGAAATCGAGGTGACACATGGCGGACGACCTGAAAGACGCAATCAAGCAGAACGCCCAAGGCCCCAGGCAGGCCACGGCCGACGGCGTGAGCGCTCAGCAGCACTCGCTAACCGAGCAGATCGAAGCGGACAAGTACCTGGCCGGCAAGGAAGCGGCATCCCGCAACCCGGCCAAGGCGTTCACCCGCGTCAAGATCGTGCCGCCGGGAACGGTGTAACGCATGGGACTGTGGCCGTGGACAAGACGGAAGAAGGTCAAGGCAGCCGGGCAACTGCTGCTCGTGCGGGCGAAGTTCGACGCCGCGCAGACCACGCCCGACAACCGCAAGCACTGGGCCAACGCCGACCACCTCTCGGCCGACGTCGCAGCTTCGCCTGAAGTCCGGCGAACGCTCCGCAACCGCGCCCGCTACGAAGTGGCGAACAATTCCTACGCCCGCGGGATCGTCCTCACGCTGGCCAACGATGTCATCGGCACCGGCCCGCGGCTCCAGATGCTCACCGACTCGGCCGAGGCCAACCGCACCATCGAGGCCGAGTTCGGACGCTGGGCCAAGGCCGTCGGCCTATCCGAGAAGCTCCGCACCATGCGGCAGGCGCGAGCGCAGGACGGCGAAGCATTTGCCCTGCTGGTCAGCAACGCCCGCCACGACTCGGCGGTCAAGCTGGACGTGCGGCTGATCGAAGCCGACCAGGTGACCACGCCCGATCTTTCGTTCGCCAAGGGCAACGCGGTCGATGGGATCGTGCTGGACGAGTTCGGCAACCCGAAAGAGTACCACGTGCTCAAGCAACACCCCGGCGGCGACGCGGCATCGGCCGGCACGCAGTACGACCGTATCCCTGCCAGCAGCATGATCCACTGGTTCCGCGCCGACCGGCCGGGGCAGAACCGCGGCCTGCCGGACATCCTGCCGGCGTTGCCCCTCTTTGCCCAGCTTCGACGGTACACGCTGGCGGTTATCGCCGCGGCAGAGAGCGCCGCGAACATTGCCGTGCTGATGAAGACCAACGCGCCCGCCGGCGGCGAAGCGGCCGAGGTCGAACCCATGACCGAGATGGAGTTCGCCCCGAACATGGCCGTCTTCACGCCGGAAGGCTGGGAGCCTTCGCAGGTCAGGGCTGAGCAGCCGGCGACGACCTACGACATGTTCAAGCGGGAAATCCTCAACGAGATCGCCCGCTGCCTGAACATGCCGTACAACATCGCGGCCTGCAACTCGTCAGGCTACAACTACTCGTCGGGGCGGCTGGACCATCAGACCTACTACAAGTCCATCCGGGTCGAACAGGCCCATATCGAGGCGGTCGTTCTGGACCGCATCTTCTCCGCGTGGCTGGCCGAGGCCGTGAAGGTGTTTGACATCGGCATCGACGACATAGGCGACGCGCCCCATCAATGGTTCTGGGACGGCCACGAGCATGTGGACCCGCAGAAGGAAGCCGCGGCGCAGGCCCAGCGGCTCGCCAGCCACACGACCACGCTGGCCACCGAGTACGCCCGCCAGGGCAAGGACTGGGAAACCGAACTGCGCCAGCGGGCCAAGGAAGCGCAACTCTGCAAGGAACTCGGCCTTTCGTCCGCGCAGGCCGCCCCGCAGGCGCCCGCCGAAAGCGACAAGGGCGACGCCAACACTGAAGACCTGCCTGACCGGCAGGCGGACAAGGAGGACAACCGTGCCGCTGCCTGAACGAAACCAAGGTGAGACCCGAGAGCAGTTCATCGACCGCTGCATGGCGGACGAGACGATGGTTCGCGAGTTCCCCGATGCCGCCCAACGCCGGGCCGTGTGTGAGGAGCAGACCCGCGCACAGGCGGGAGCGACGCTTCAACTGCTCAGCGACCCCGGCGCGCTGTCGATCGAGGCCGCGGCCGACCTCGCGGCGGCTGACGACGACGGCAAGCCGAAGCTGCCGCGTTTCTCGATGGTCGCCTACACTGGCGGGGCCATGCGAATCGCCGGCTGGCGCTACCCGGTCGTCGTGGACCTGGCCGGCCTGGTCATTCCGTCGCAGTCGCGGCCGATCCGGTTTGGCCACGATGCCGCTGCCGGCGTGGGGCACACGTACCGGCTCGCCGTTGAGGAGGGCAAGCTCGTCGCGGCCGGCGTCGTCTCGCGGGACACGCCCGCGGCGAGGGAGATCGTCGCATCCGCCCGCAACGGCTTTCCCTGGCAGGCGTCGCTCGGGGCGTCGGTGGAGCAGTTCGAGTTCGTGCGTGAGAACCAGACCGTTCTGGTGAACGGCCGGGAGTTCAAGGGGCCCGTCAACGTCGTCCGTAAGGCGACGCTGGGCGAAATCTCATTCGTCGATCTAGCGGCCGACGGCAACAGCTCCGCGAGCGTAGCCGCGTCGGCCAAGGAGCAAGCAACTATGGAAGACAAAGAAGTCAAGCAGGATCAGGCCCAGATCGAGGCCGCGGCCCAGACGGACGGGGCCGACAAGGACACCTCGCCGGCGGTCGCCGATCCGGTGCCGGACATCCGCGCCGCCGCGGTCGAGGAAACGAAGCGCATCGAGTCCATCCGCAAGGTGTGCGCCGGCCGGCACGCCGACATCGAGGCCAAGGCCATCGAGGAAGGCTGGGACGCCAGCCGCACCGAGCTTGAAGTGCTCCGTGCCGAACGGCCGAAGGCTCCGCCATCGCACATCCGCGACAACGCGGTCGATTCCGACGTGCTCGCCGCGGCGGTGTGCCTTACCGGCGGACTGAAGATGATCGAGTCGTCCTTCGACGAGAAGGTCCTCGATACGGCAAGCCGGCGGTTCCGCCGGGGCATCGGCCTCCAGGAACTCATCATGGAAGGCGCCTGGGCCAACGGCTACCAGGGCCGAACCTTCCGCTCCGACATGGAAGGCGCGCTCCAGGCGGCGTTCAGCACGTTCCGCCTGCCGGGCATCCTGTCGAACGTGGCCAACAAGTTCCTCCTGGCCGGCTTCGAGTCGGTGGAAGACACCTGGAAGCGGATCGCCGCCACGCGGAGCGTCCGCGACTTCAAGGCGGTCACCAGCTACCGGCTCACCGGCGCGTTCGAGTACGAGGAAGTCGGCCCGACTGGCGAACTGAAGCACGGCGCGGTCGATGAGGAAACCTTCACCAACCAGGCGAAGACCTACGGGCGGATGTTCTCCATCACCCGCACCGACCTCATCAACGACGACCTCGGCGCGCTGACGGCCGTGCCGCGAAAGATCGGCCGAGGCGGCGCTCTGAAGCTCAACAAGGTCTTCTGGACCGCCTTCCTCGACAACGCCGCCTTCTTCACCGCCGCCCGCGGCAACTACAAGGCCGGCACGACGACGGCCCTGTCCGTGGACGGCCTGACCGACGCCGAACTGCTCTTCCTGGAGCAGAAGGACGCCGAAGGCAGCCCGCTGGGCGTCGTCGCCAGGGTGCTGCTGGTACCGCCGGCCCTGCTGGTCAAGGGCACGCAGTTAATGAACTCGACGGAGCTGCGAGACGGCGGCGCATCGAGCAAGTACGTCACGAACAACCCGCACGCCGGCAAGTTCAGCGTCATCCACTCGGCGTACCTGAGCAACGCGACCATCGAGGGCAACTCAGCGAAGGCGTGGTATCTGCTGGCCGACCCCGACGACCTGCCGGTCATCGAAGTGGCCTTCCTCAACGGCCAGCAGACCCCGACGGTGGAGCGGGCGGACGCGGACTTCAACGTTCTCGGCATCCAGTTCCGCGGGTATTTCGACTTCGGCGTCGCCCTCCAGGACTGGCGGGCCGGCGTGAAGATGAAGGGCGAGGCGTAAGGGGCAGCCCGCCGCCATGAAACGCGGCGGGGACCCCAGCCTCCAAACGACAGGAGCAAATCGACATGGCAACGTTCGTACACGACGGCAAGAGCATCGACTTTCGCGCAAGCTCGGACGTGACCGCCGGCGACGTGGTGGTCCAGGGCGAACTTCTCGGCGTGGCCAAGGTGGACATTCCGGCCGGCCGGCTTGGGGCACTGGCGGTCGTCGGCGTCTTCGACTTCCCCAAGGCCACCGGAGCCGGCACGGGCATCGCGGCCGGCGCGAACTGCTATTGGGACGTGGCCGACGGCGAGGCGAAGACCGACGCGGAAGGCGGGGCCAACAAGCTCATCGGCAAGTGCGTCCGCGCCGCAGCCGACGCCGACGCGACGGTCCGCATCCGCATGAGTCAGTGAGGTGTCCGCCGTGGCCGATATGCTCGAATCCGCTGTGGACTGGCTGGGCGACATGCGCAACCGGCACCTCTCGCGGGCGGTGACCTACACCCGCGGCGCGGAGTCGGTCGAGTTGTCGGCCACTTTAGGCGACACCCGGTATGAACTCAGTGACGAGGCCGGCGCGACGGTGCAGGCCAAGGCAACGGACTTCATCGTCGCGGCGGACGAACTGGTGCTCGGCGGCGAGGTGACGAAGCCCCAGGTCGGGGATCGGATTCGACTGCCCGCCGGGGCGAAGGTGCTGGTGTTCGAGGTTCTCGACCTGGCCGGGGCCGGCCACTGGCGGCCGGCTGACCCGTTCGGCAAGGCCCTGCGGATTCACGCCAAGCAGATCGACGAGGAAACGCCATGAGCGTCTGCAACGAGCAATACGACCGTGTGTGCAAAAGCGAGTTCGCATCGATCCACGTGAAGCTCGACCGGCTCGACGAGGCGATTCGCGGCAACGGCCGGCCGGGCATTCAGCTTCGCCTGGACCGCCTGGAAGCAGCCGAAGCGGTGTGGTCGAGGCTCATGTGGATCATCGCCGGCTCGACGGTGACGCTGGCGCTCGGCGCGGTGTGGACGCTGATCTTTGGAGCATAACGGCATGGCCAAACGCTGGATCAACTCGATGGACGTGGAGGTAAGCCCAAGCGGCGCGCCTCTGTTCGATATCGCCGGCTGCACCTCGCTTGCAGGCGGGACGAAGACCGTCCCTTCGGCCAGCACGCCCCAGCCGCTCGTGGCCGCGTCCACGCCGTGCCGGTTCGTGTGGGTCGGCGCTCGCGTGGACAGCTACGGCAACCCGCAGAACACCCGGCCGTGCTTCGTGGGCGATTCGGCGAACCAGAACATCCCGATCCTGCCCAGCAACTACGAGGGCGTCGTCATCCGCATCGACGACGCGAACAAGCTCTACGTCAAGGTCGGCATCAACGGCCAAGGCGTGGTCTATCGAATCTTCGCGTGAGGTAGCCGTGGCCACAATCACCAGCGCACAAACCGGCATCTGGTCCGATCCGGCAACGTGGGTTGGCGGTGTTGTGCCGGACATGACCGTGGACGATGCAATCATCGCCAGCGGCCATGCCGTGGTGATTCTCCCCTCGGACTACATCGTGCTTGTGGACGGTCACATGCTGGATGTGGAGAACGGGGCGCAGCTCATCGTTGTGGGCGGCGTGGAGGTCTACTACTACGGCTCGCTGTACGTGGAAGGGGAACTGGACATCATTTCCGGTGCATACGTGGCCGTGTACGACGACGGTGATGCGGACATCAACAGCGGCGCGATCGCATCCGTCGAGGGCTACTTCGACTTCTACTACTACGCCTACCTGAACGTCTACGGCGAAGTGACCGTCGAGACGGACGGCTATCTCTCGGCCGATTACGACGGCTACATCTACATCTACGGCGGGATGGTCTCGGTCTACGGCGAACTCGACTTGTACGAGTACGGGTACATGGACCTGGACGGCGGCTACCTCGGCGTCGAAAGCGGCGGCGAAGTGTTCATCGCCGGCTACGTCAACTGCTACTACTCCAGCACCATTTCCGTCTACGGCGAACTGACGCTCGATTCCTACGGCTACATCGAGGCTGTCTCCTCCTCGGAAATCTCGTGCGAGTCGTCCGCGCTGGTCGCGGTGGGCGGATACCTGCTGGTCGCCGACGACGGCTCGTGCCGCGTTTACGGGCCGATGGAGATTGCGCGGTCGGCCGGCTTCGACGCCTGGTACTACGGCTACCTCGAAGTCAACAACGGCGGCCTCATCGAGGACTTCGGCTACCTCTACATTCACTACGACGCCTTCCTCTACGTGGGCGGTGAAGTCCGCGTCTACCGGGACATCTACATCTCCGGCCAGATGTACGGCGGCGGCAAGATCGTGATGTTCCGCCGCGACGGGCAGATCAAGGACGGCGACGGCAACAGTCTCTTCAAGCTGGACCAAGCCTACGGGCATGGTTTGCAGCGGATCGCATAGGAGAACCGGCTATGGCTGAGCAACCCATGGGCGCACAGGGCAACAAGACAATGGAACTGACCCCGGCCGAGCAACAGGCGGTGGAGCGGATGCGCATGACGCCTGCCGAGCGCGCCGCCGAGCAGCAGGCCCGCAAGCAAGCGCGGCTCGACGCGATGACGCCGGAGGTCCGGCAGGTCATCGAGGACCGCAACGCCCGCGTCGATGCGATGGACCCGGCGCAGCGCCGGGCGTTCCTCGCCGGCCGGCGTCTGGCTGGCGCGGCCCGGTCGCTCAAGCTCGAAGTCCAGAAGGGCCTGTCCTTCGACGAAGCGATGGCGTCGCTCGAACTGGCGGAAGCCGAAGCGGTGGACTGGCTCCGCGGGAAGCTCGCCGAGACAGGAGCGTAACGGAACTCATGGCACTGATCGCAGATATCGCCGACGCCGTTGTCGCCGAGCTTAACGCCGGCTTGTTCAGCGTGCCCTTCACGGCCGAGCGGCTGTATCGCCCGGACTTCGAGCTTCCGGAGATGAAGGACCTGCGCGTGTCGGTCGTGCCGCACGGCCTGGAAATGACCACGGCCGGCCGGAGCCTGAGCCAGCACGACGTGCAGATCGACCTGGCCGTGCAGAAGAAACTTGACGCCGCCGACAACGCGGAGATCGACGCGCTGATGGGCTTGGTCGAGGAACTCGCCGAGTTCCTCCGCACGAAGCGGCAGTTCGGCGACGCGGTGTGGGTGAGAACGGATAACTCGCCCGTCTACTCGCAGGAGCACCTCGGCGAGCTTCGGCAGTTCACGAGCGTCCTGACGGCGACGTTGCGGGTGGTGAAGACATGATCGGCATGGTGACCAGGCAGATGTTCTTCGACCGCGGCGCGGTGACTTCCGCCACCGACCGGGCAACGCGGCGCGTGCTCAGCCGTATCGGCGCGTACGTCCGCACGACCGCGAAGCACAGCATCCGCAAGCGCAAGCGGATCAGCGACCCCGGCGAGCCGCCGAGCAGTCACACGGGATTGCTGCGACGGTTCATCTTCTTTGGCTATGACCGCGGCCGTCGGAGCGTAGTGATCGGCCCGATGCGGCTGAATCAGAAGGTCGGCGACGCGCCGGCGGCGTTGGAGTACGGCGGGACATCCACTGTGGTCGAAGGGCTTCGCCGCCGGCGGCGAAAGCGACGCATTCGGATTGCGGCCCGCCCCTATATGGGGCCGGCCTTCGAGCAGGAGAAACCCAAGCTGCCCGCCATGTGGAGAGGCTCCATCACGCGATGAAGTGCGTGATGGAGACCTCGCGGGACAGCGTGAAATAGGGAGACGCAACTCATGGCAACCTATGTACTCGGAATGAACGCGGGCCTGTACCAGGGCACCGCCGGCGAAACCGATCCAACCTTGATGACCGAGGTGGATAACGTCCGCGACGTGACGCTCTCGCTGGAGGCCGGCGAAGCGGACATCACCACGCGTGGCAACTCCGGCTGGCGGGCCACGGCTCCGACGCTCCGCGAGTGCACCGTCGAGTTCCAGATGGTCTGGAAGCCCGGCGATGCGGTCTTCGAGGCAATCAAGGCGGCGTTCCTCACCGCCGGCACCGTCGCCCTGGCGGTGCTCGACCAGAAGCGGACCATCTCCGGCGCGCAAGGGCCGCTCGGCGACTTCTCGATCACCAACTTCAGCCGCTCCGAAGCGCTGGAGGAGGCTATCGTCGCCGATGTGACGGCCAAGCTCGCCCGGTTCGAGGAATGGCACGAGGTGGTGTAATGAAGACCTTCACCGATGCGGCCGGCAGGACGTGGACGATCACGCTGAACCTCGGCACGGCGATGGCCGTGAAGGACAAGCTTGGCGTGGACCTGCTCCAGCCGGAGGCCGGCGATCCGCCGCTGCTGACCCGGCTGGGAACCGACGAGCTTCTGCTCGGCGAAGTGCTCTGCGCCCTGCTCGAAACCCAGTTCGAGGCCAACAAGGTCACTGCCGAAGACGTGCGGGCCGGCTTCGACGGCGCGACGCTTCTGGCGGCACAAAAGGCCTTCTATGAGGAACTCGTGGATTTTTTCCAGAGCCGCGGCCGGTCGGACCGCGCCCGCGCCGTCCAGACGCAGGAGCGGATGATCGACGCGGCGGTCAAGGCCATCGAGACGCGGATCGCCGGTCTGGACATCGACGAGACGATCCGTGGCGTGATGTCTGGCTCGTTGCCGGAGCCGTCGGAGTCGATCCCCGACCGCTGACGTTGCGGCAACTGCTCTGGATGGCCGAGGGCCACGGTCGCGACGAATGGGGCCGGATGTCGGTGTTGTGTGCGTTGATCGGCAACGCCCACCGCGACCCGAAGAAGGGCCGGGCATTCAAGCCGTCGGACTTCGACCCATTCGGTCGCGAGCCGGGCGAGGTCATTGAGGTGAACCGAGAGAACATCGGACTTCTGAGAGAGGCCTTCACGGGCCGGAAAGGAATCTGACATGGACGCAAGCGGAATCATCGAGGCGGTGGGCAAGTTCCTCAACTCCGGCTTCGGCTTCGCCCTGGTGTGGGCTGGGCTCGTCGGCGTGTTCCTGTGGCTTGCCAGCCGCTATAACCCCTTCCAGGAGGCGTGGAAGAAGTACGAGGGCAGCATCATCACGGGCATCAAGCTGGCCGAGAAGCAGATTCCCGACGACACGCCCAACGCCGGCCTGGCCAAGCTCGACGCAGCCCTGCGGTTCGTCCTGAAGGCCTACGCCGAGGCCAACAACGGCAAGCAGCCGTCGGCCAAGGAAATCGAGCAGATCCGCCAGGGCATCCAGATCAAGCACGCCGACCTCGACCGCTTCGGCGGTCTGTCGAAGTCGAAAGAGGCCGCATAGTGAAGTGGCTCGTCGCGCTCATCACGGCCGTGCTCCAGGCGCTTCTGCCATGGCTCGCCAAGAAGTCGAAGCCCACGGCCGAGGATGCCGACCCGGCGCGTGAAGACCGCGACAAGCTGCGGAAGAAGGTCCGCGAGCACTGGAGCAAGCCATGAATCTGCTGAAGCGACTGATCTGGTTCCTGCTTCCCATCCTGCTGCTGGCCGGCTGTGCGGTGCGGACGATCTACGTGCCGCACGGCACGCCCGTCCGCCTGCGCGAGACGGTCGAGAACGTGAAGGTCTGGGTCAAGGACGCCGACGGCCAGACGGTCGCCGGCCGGATGGACCTGCCCGAGGGGTGGTATGCCTTACCCATGCCCGAGGAGGAGTAGTCCATGCCGTCGGCCAAAGGCATCCGAGCAGGCCGGGCGTTCGTCGAACTGTTCGCCGACGACAGCAAGCTCGTGCGTGGACTGCGCCGGGCCGAGAAACGACTGAAAGCCTTCGGGGACCGCATCCGCAACCTGGGACTCAAGATCGCCGGCCTCGGTGCGGCAATGCTCGCGCCGCTACTCGGTGCGGCTAAGGCGTTCGGCTCCATGGGAGACCAGGTCGCCAAGATGGCCAAGCGGACCGGCCTGTCGGTCGAGGCACTATCGGAGCTTCGCTTCGTGGCCAGCCAGACCGGCACGTCCCTGGAGGCCCTGGAAACCGGCTTGCGCCGAATGCAGCGGAGCATCTACGACGCCGGGCGTGGGCTGAGCACACAGACCGACGCGCTGGCTGACCTTGGCCTGAAGTACAAGGACCTCAAGGGCCTCGCGCCCGAACGGCAATTCAAGCTCCTGGCCGATGCGATCAGCCGCGTGGAGGACCCAACCCGCAAGGCGGCGCTGGCACAGGCCCTGTTCGGCCGGGCCGGCACGCAACTGTTGCCGATGTTCGCACAGGGGGCCAAGGGGATCGAGACGCTCCAGAAGGAGGCCCGCCGGCTGGGGCTGACGATGAGCAGCGAAGACGCAAAGGCCGCCGAGGACTTCACCGACGCACTCGACGCGCTCTGGAAGGTCGTCAAGATGGGCGTCTTTCGCGTCGGGGCAGCGTTGGCGCCGGTCCTCAAGCAACTGGCCAAAACGATCACAGACGTGGCTATGGACATCGGCGCGTGGATTCAGGCTAACCGTGAAATCATCGTCACGGTCATGAAGGTCGCAGCAGCCGTGGTCGCCGGCGGGATCGCACTGGCGGCGCTGGGCACCATCATCAGCGGCCTCGGCAGCGCGCTCGGCGTTCTCATCACGGTCGTTACGGGCGTCGGTGCAGTCTTCAAGCTGCTCGGTGCGGTGATTGCCTTCCTCGTCTCGCCGATCGGCTTGGTCATCGCAGCCGTGGCGGCGCTCGGGGCGTATCTGGTCTACGCGACGGGTGTCGGCGGCAAGGCGCTGACGTGGCTGGGTAAGAAGTTCGGCGTGCTCAAAGACGATGCGCTCACAGCCTACCAGGGCATCGCCGACGCGCTTGCCGCCGGGGACATCGGCCTGGCCGTCAAGGTGCTGTGGCTGACCCTCAAGATGGAGTGGACCCGCGGTATCAACTTCCTCGAAAAGGCGTGGCTCAACTTCCGCAACTTCTTCATCCGGATCGGATACGACGCCTGGCATGGACTGCTGGCCGTGGTCGAGGTCGTCTGGCACGCGCTGGAGGTCGGCTGGATCGAGACGGTCGCCTTCCTCGGCAAGGCATGGACGAAGTTCACCAGCTTCTTCGCCCGGACGTGGGAACGGATGAAGGCATGGGCGAAGAAGGCCTGGACGTGGATCAAGGGCCTGTTCGACGACTCGACGGCCGAGTCGCGCGCCGCAACTTACGCAGAGATCGATCGGCGGAAGGAAGCTGCAATCTCCCAGATCAACTCGCAAGAGCAGCGCGACATCGCCCGCCGGGAGGCCGAGCGCCAGCGGAAACGCGAGGAAGCCGCCGCGGTGCACGAAGCGACCATGGCCGAGATCGGCCGGCAGAACCTCCGCAAGCACCACGAACTCGATGCCGAGTACGAACGCCGCATGGCCGAGAACGAAGACGACCTGGCTAAGGCGCGGAAGGAATGGAAGGACGCCATCGAGGCAGCCCGCAAGAAGCGGTCGCGCAAGGAAGCCGAGGGAGGCCCCGGCAAGCTCGACAGCGCCGATGACATCATCGACAAGGCGAATCGCGCCCTGGCCGGCATGGGCGACCTGCTCGCCGGCCAGGCCGCCAAGATCGGCGCGCAGGGCACGTTCGTCGCCGCAAACGTCCTGGGCCTACAGGCCGGCGGCGTGAGCGACCGCATGGCCAACGGCATCGACAAGATTGAACGCAACACCCGTCCGTTGCGGGACGCGGACAAAATCAGCTTCGCCTGAGGCAAGGACGCCATGCCTACGCTGACAGAGAAGATCGACAGCCGCGAATGGACCACCGGCGACAGGCCGGCGGTCACGCTGCACTATTCTTTAGCCGGCGTCGCCGACGATCTCACGGTCAAGGCCCTGCTCACAAGCTCCACCGCCTCCAGCTATGACGGCCTGGAGCGCGAGAGCATCCAGTTCGAGCCTGTCTGGGTCGATACCGCCGCCAACGACGGCCTGTGGGATTGTCGCGTCCGCTACGTCGCGCCGGAGCAAAAGGAGCCGGAGGTCGGGGAGTCGAGCTTCAGCTTCGACACGGGCGGCGGCACCCAGCACATCACGCAGTCCATTACCACGGTGAACCACTACGCCGCACCGGGCAAGACCGCACCCGACTTCGGCGGCGCGATCGGCGTCACGCATGACAACGTCGAGGGCGTCGATATCACCGTGCCTGTCTACGCCTTCTCGGAAACCCACTACCTGGCCGACTCGTTCGTCACGCTGGCTTATCGCGGCACGCTGTTCAATCTGACCGGCAAGGTGAACAACGCCTCGTTCAAGGGCCTGGCCGCGGGCGAGTGCCTATTCCTCGGCGCGTCCGGCTCGAAGCGCGGCGCGGACGACTGGGAGATCACCTTCCGCTTCGCCGGTTCGCCCAATCGCAGCGGCCTGACCGTCGGCCCCATTACCGGCATCTCGAAGAAGGGCTGGGAATACATGTGGGTGCGCTACGCCGACACGGAGGACGCCGCCGCCAAGGCCATCGTCAAGAAGCCCGTCGCCGTCTACATCGAGCGAGTCTACGACGAAGGCAACTTCGCTTCGCTGGGGATCGGGACCTGAGCCATGGGCGACGCGATGAAAAAGGTCAAGCCGGGCGATCCGCTGGCCATCCCGGCCGCGACGTTCAACACCTTCGTGGACGCCGCTCGCGATTACCTTCAGCGTCGCCACGGCCAAGGCCAGCAGGCCACGCCCACCGGCCGGCACAACTGCATCGTCCCCGTCCGCAACGACAGCGGAGCCGACCGCGAGCGATACGAGGTCCTCGGCATCGACTCGCCCGTCTTCGACCCGTCCAGCGACGAAGAGGCATTCAAGAACACCCCGGCGCTGTCCGGCGTCACGCCGGCGAAAGATGACCATACCGGCAAGTTCGCCGTCCTTCTGGAGCCTATTGCCGCCGGCGAAATCGCCCTGGCCGTCGCCGCGGGCGCGGTGCCCGTCCGCGTGAACGTGCCGGACGAGGACTACCCCTACCGCTTGGCCGAGGTGACGGACGGATCGGCCGCGAACCTCACCGCGGTCAAGGTCGGCTCGGCCGCGATTCTCTGGCGCGAAGGCGGCACCGGCGTCCAGTGGGCGCTGGTGCGGCTGGGTATCCTGCCCGAGCCGTCGGTGTTCCCGGTGGACCTCGCGCAGTACGGCGGCGACCAGGGCGACGATCAGAACCCGGCTACGTGGACCTACGACGTGACCGACCCGGTAAGCGGCGAGACGCTGGCCAGCGGCGTCGATCCCGTTGCCACGCCGCACAAGTGGCAGCGACCATCGGTGGGCTTCATCATCCCGGCCACTTTCGGCTACGCCCACTGGGACGCCGAAGGCGAGCTTGTGCTCGGCTGGATCAACGAGGTCGCGGACCAGGAGCCGTGCGAGACCTCGGAGTCCCAGACGTAGGAGGGCCGGGCATGTCTACAACGGGCAAGGCAGTAGCTATCGCCAGCGGCAAGCGGGGCGTCCTCGCTTCGGGCAAGGCTGCGGTCTACAACGCCGACGGCCAGTGCGCTGCCTGCTGTATCGAGTTCCTCCAGACCTGGAGCTTCACCGACGTGGGCTTCATCGACGGTGGGCAAAATGGGGCCTCCCGCGCCTACGACGACCCGGCCGACGTGCCGGCCAGCCCGTGGACCATTCTGAACGACGGTCGAAGCCTGCGACTGGATTGGGAAGACGACAACAACTGCATGAACCACAACCCCAACACGCAATCGGCAACGGCGACCTGCGAGATCATCGTGCCGCGCGACACCCTCATGACCGTTGCGTGGTCGGGGATGGGCGAGACGCAGGACCCCAACTACGAACTGATGAGCCTGTACGTCAACGGCCTGCTTGTCGGCTCGGCCCACGCCCCCGGCGGCAAGCTCGGCTGCGCCGGCGGCATGGCCCCGGTCGTCTCCAACCCGCCGCCACCCCAGCAGGTGCTTCTGACGACCGGCCCGCACACGCTGTTCATCGACGCGACCACGAACGACCCGCTCTATCACTTCGGGGCGTGGTATCGGTTCGACCTGACCTTCGAGGAAGTGCCGCCCGCACCGTGAGGAAGCTATGCTGATCCGCCGTTCCATCGCCGCTTTGAAACGCACCGCCCGCGCCCGGCCGGCGGGCTACGTCGAGTCCGTGCTCGCATCCGCCGAGCGCGCCGACAAGGCCCACTACTGGATCGACCTGGCCAACTACCTCGACCTCTGCCGGCGGCATGGCACGTTCAAGGGCGCCTCACCCGCCGCTGGCCGCCTTGCCGTCGCTCCGGGAATCCACGAGGCCCAGCCGATCCCCGCCCGCGAAGCACCACCGCCCCGCGAAGGCATGGTCCCCCAGCCGACGCCCGAACCGGACGCCAAGACCCAAGCTACCGCCGAAGCTGCCGTCGCCAGGCTCGCCGAGATCAAGCGCCGCTTCGCCATCTGCAAAGCCTGCGAGCACTCGCGGGACGACGGTTTCGCCTGCGCCCTTCACACCGGCTGCTGCTTCGGCCGCTTCCGCAGCGACCTCGCCAACCGCTGCCCGGCCGGCCGGTGGTAAGCAGACCATTTGCCTCCGGCTTCGGTAAGCACTTAACATGGAGCCGAGCGTCACCGAAGCTAGAAGTTGCGAAAAGGAGCGAAATTTCACTTTCAAGCCCGGTCGCCGTGACGTAAAATGCCATATAGAAAGGGCTTATGGAGATGAACGGCGAGAGCTATTCCAACCGAGTCGCCAGCAGGTGCGAGACGCCCGAAGCTGGCTGGTGCGGGTCATCGCCCGCCGTGCCGTCGAGATTCTCCAAGCCCAGGAGACCGGCCCATGACCAAGAAAACGGCGATCTACGCGCGCTACTCCTCCCACGCGCAGGACGGCGGGACCTCGATTGAGGTCCAGATCGACGCCTGCTCCCGCGACCTCGTACCGAAAAGCTATCTCGAATACGTTGACCGTGCCCGCACCGGCCGCTCGATGGCCGGCCGCGAGGCGCTGCTCCGGCTGCTGGACGATGCCGAAGCCGGCCGGATCGACCGGCTGCTGGTCTACAAGTTCGACCGGCTCGGCAGGAACCTGGCCGAGACCAGCGCGATCATCGCCCAGCTTGAGGACAGCGGCGTCGAGGTCGTCAGCGCCACCGAAGGCAAGGACGCGCTGGCCCGCGGGATGCACCTGGTCATCAGCGAGCACTACTCGCGCGTTCTGGCCGAGCGGACCCGCGACGGCCTAATCAAGCGGTTCGAGCAAAAGGCATGGACCGGCGGGCCGCCGCCTTACGGCTACCGAATCGACAAGACCAACGACGGCCTGCACCGGCTGGCCATCAACGAGGAAGAAGCGGCGGTCGTGCGGTGGCTCTTCCAGGTCTACACCACCGAGTCGGTCGGACTGAAAACACTCGCCAAACGGCTGGGCAAGCGCGGCATTCCGACGCGGCGCTGCCCGACGTGGACGCACACCAGCGTCCGGCGGATTCTCACCAACGACATCTGCATCGGGCGGATCGTCTACAACCGCCGGCGGTTCAAGCTCAACAAGCGGACCGGCCGGCGGGTTCCGGTCTGGCGGGACGAGTCCGAGCATCTCGTGCAGCACGACGAGGCCCTGCGGATCATCGACGACGAGACCTTCGCCGAAGCACAGGAGCGGCTCGCACTGCACGCCCGGCCGCGGCGAAACACCGGGCAGCTTCTCGCCCCGGCCTACCGACCGTTCACCGGGATGATCTTCTGCGAAGAATGCGGCAGCGTGTGCTATCGGCGGACGAGCAAGAACCGCAAGGGCGAGTACCACTACTACGGGTGCGGCTGCCGCCAGCGGAACGGCCGGGACGCCTGCGACAACGCGGCGAGCATCCGCGAAGA